CAACACCAGCCCGTTCAAGTGACGCCATGAACTCCCTACTCGCATTCGTCGTCGCGCTGGTCTTGCAGGTTATCGCCTACCTGATCACGCCGAAGCCCAAGCAGAACAACCCGGCCACGCGCGACCTGGAATACCCTACCGCCGAGGCTGGCCGGCCTGTTCCGGTCATATGGGGCAAGATCACGATCAAGTCCGCGAACATCCTTTGGTACGGGGAAAAGGACATCTACAAGTACAAGGTGAAGGTATGAGCCCCGCCGACGACTTGATTGTCACGATCGAAGATGTGCGCTCTGCTGGACATTGCGTGGCTGGCGCCAAGAAGTGGTTCGCAGGATACGGAATCGACTTCCGGCGCTTCTTGGCAGACGGCGCTCCCGCTTCGGTTCTTCTGGCGACAGAGGATGCCTACGCGCAGCAGGTCGTAGCGTGCGCCCGAGAGCGCGCAGGAGCCGGCAATGGGAGGTAAGTCGTCACCGAAGATGGAAGTTGCCGAGTACCGGCTGTCCATCCACATGGGCCTGTGCCACGGACCCATCGACCGATTGGAAGCCCTGTACTTCGGAGAGAAGAAAGGCTGGGAGGGCAGTGTCACCGCCAACAGCGTCATCAACATCAGCAATGGAGAACTGTTCGGAGGGGCAAAGGAAGAAGGCGGCGTGGGAGGGCGTGTGCACGTTCTCATGGGCGCAGGCGGCCAGGTGCTGTCCGACGAACTGAAGGCCAAGCTCACAGGCATGCCCGGCGTGCCAGGCTTCCGTGGCATGACCTCGTTGTTCTTCACGGGTTCGGCCGGGGGCCGAAAGGGCTTCTACTGGTCTGCTAACCAGCCGTACATCAAGCCCACCTGGGCCACGGTATTTCGCGCCCCTCGCGGCCTGTCGGCAGCAACGCGTGAGTTTCCCGATGGGACCGTGAATCCTGCCCATCTGATTTTCGAGGCCATGACCGATACGGACTTCGGCATGGGCGCCCCGCTGTCGCAGTTCAACATTCCCGCTTGGGAGGCGGCCGCTCAGACGCTTTACGACGAAGGATTTGGCGTCTCGATCGCGTGGGTAGAGCAATCGACGATCGAGCAGATCACGAAGGATGTTCAGGACCACATCAACGGCTGGGTTTTCCAGCATCCCCGCACGGGCCTGTTCGAACTGCGCTTGGTGAGGGGCGACTATGATCCGGCGACGCTGCGCGTCATCACGCCCGACGATGCGATCCTGTCCAATTTCCAGCGAAAAGGCCTTGGCGAAACAGTCAACGAGATCGTTGTCACCTGGACGAACCCTGAGAACGAACAGGAAGAAACGATCACGGTGCACGACAACGGCAACCTGGGCGCCCAGGGTCAGCTCGTGTCCGACAGCCGGAATTACTACGGCGCTAGAAATGCCGAGCTGGCCGTGCAACTAGGTCAGCGGGACATCCGTGTGGCGAGCGCAGCCCTGTGCGCCTGCGATGCGATCCTGAACCGAAAATATTGGGACCTTGTGCCGGGGGACGTGGTCAAGATCACCTGGCCGGAATATGGCCTGAACGAGCTGGTCATGCGCGTCGGCAAGGTTGATTACGGCCTGCCCGGAAACCAAGCGATCAAGGTTAACCTGGTCGAGGATGTATTCGCTATCCCGGCAGGAACCTACGTTTCGCCGCCCTCCACCGGCTGGATCGATCCATCGGAAGACCCTGCGCCAATTCCGGCGTCGCTTCAGACGGTGGTGACGCTGCCTGCCTACTTCCTCGCCAATCTTCTCGGTGAAGCGGCCGAGGTTGTCGAGTTCCCCGAAGTGCGCAGCGGCGTGCTGGTCACGCAGACCGGCCAGGACACGTTCTCGTACAACCTTGAATCGTTCTTGGCCGATGCGGGCGGAACATCCGGGTGGACCTATGTGGATCAGCTCCCAACGCTGGGCTATGGGCTGCTTCAACAGGGCCTGGTGCGAGAGAACAGCACCGTTGTGACTTCTCTCGTCGCGCTGTACGGCACGACGATGGCGAAGGTCGGCTGTTTCGTGTGGATCGGAGCCCAGGCCGACTTCAACGAAGCGGCCACCGACAAGTGCTTCTCGCGAGCTGAGCTGTGCCTAATCACCGCGTCCGGCCCAAGCGGATGGACGTTGCGCCGTGGCGTCCTCGACACTCAACCGCTGGAATGGCCGACCGGAACCCCTTTCTGGATTCTCGATCCTGATGTGTCTTTCGATGACGTTTCCACGATACGAGCGGCAGGCGAAACGGCCAGGTATCGTGCGCGTCCGATAACGTCTCGCGGCATGCTGCCGCCCGGCCAGGCTTCCGAGTTCAATTCGCCCTTGGTTGGCCGCCCGCACTTCCCCGCACGGCCTTCTAACGTCCGGATAAACAACACGTTGTGGGGGCCGACAACAACGCTTACGGTTGGCACGGATGCTGTATTCACTTGGTCCAACCGGAACCGAGAAACGGAAACCTCCCAGGTGCTATCGTGGACCGACGCTTCCATTTCGCCTGAAGCGGGCCAAGAGACTGTCGTAGAGCTGTTCGATGGCCCGCCCGCGTCGAACAACAGCTACGCCCTGCGCAAGACCAGCACAGGGACCACGGTGACGTTCACCAATGCGGAACTGCAAAGCATCGGCACGAGCGGCCAGATCGGGTGGTCGGTTTATTCGACCAAGGACGGCCTCAATTCCTTCTCTCGCATCAGCGGGATGATGGACGTGCAGATCGAGGGCGCCGGGGGATACGGTCAGAACTATGGCGTTTCCTACGGTTGAGAAGTAAAATCCGGAAGTCGCCATGGTGCGGCTTCCCATGTTGAACGCAACAACACTTTGGTGTTAAGACAACCATCATGGCATCCCGCGAACTACCTGGCATCGGCCTCAATGGCTTCTGGAACGAAGGCGACCCCTGGAAGGAAGGGGGTGATCAGAACTGGCTGAAGCTTTCAGTTCTGACCCAAGCCGTCGTACTCTCTGCGACCACTCCGCTACCCTCTGTCGCCCCGAACGGTGCCGTGTACATCGTGCCGACAGGCGAAGATAACGCCGGCAGCATCGCGGTGCGGGACAGCGGCGCATGGTCGATATACACACCCTCGGTTGGATGGGAAGCCTGGGTGTCCGACGACGGCGTGCGAGTGCGCTTCAACGGGACGGCCTGGGTCGAGATCACTGACGGCGGCATTGCTGATGCCCCCAGCGACGGGAAACTTTACGGACGCATCAACGGCAACTGGCAGGAAGTTCCTGGCGACACGGGTGGCGGCGTGCCGGAAGCCCCGTCTGACGACACCGCCTATCTGCGCAGGAACGAGGCCTGGCTGAAGTTGCTGGCCGGCGAGAACGTCTCTTTCGACACGTCGGTGGCCGGCCAGCTTTCCATCAGTGCTTCGGCAGGAGGCGGGGCAGGTCTGCTACCCTTCGAGGGGGCGCGAATTTCCCCCGCTGCCACGCAGAACTACACTAGCACGGGCGCTCGTGATGTGTTGCGGTTCTCGCAAGCCGACTATGACACATCGTCCTTCTGGTCCGCCAGCCAGCCGAATCGTCTGACTGTGCCCGCTGGCGTCAGCAAGGTGCTTCTGCGAGCGGCCGTGAAGGTGGACAGCTCGGATGCGCTGCCGGCGCAGAACCAGTTCGGGTTTTCCAAGAACGGAGTGTCCGGCATCAGCTATCCCGGAAACTCCGAAATCGTCCTGATCACGACGGGCTACAACAATCCTGGCGGTTTCCTGGAAAGCGGGGTGCTCGATGTCCAGCCGGGTGACTACTTCGAAGTGAACTACTTCGTCTCGCAAAGCTTCTCACTGGCCGCGAGTGGCAGGACATGGTTCGAAATCGTCGTCGTCGAAAGAACCATCAACTCGGCCGTGGCTCTCGATGACATGCTGGATGTCGAAATCGACGGAGAGCCTGAAGGCGGTGACAGCCTGGTCTTCGACCAGGTCAGCGGCAAGTGGAAGCCTGGCGTGCCCACCGTCAACGTCAATGCCGCTCAAGGGCTGAACAAGCCGTTCCGTGGTGCCTTGGCCCATCTGACGGACAACAGATCGTTTTCGGTCCCGATGCTCCCAATACTATGGGATGCGACGGAATACGACAGCGACAGCCTGTGGTCGGCGTCCGACCCCGGACGGTTCACGATCCCCGCAGGCGTCACCAAGGTGCGGCTGTACGGAGCCCTTGTGCCGAACGGCTCGATCCTTGGGACCGGCAATCATTACCTTCGATTCGCCAAGAACGGAGACCCGGTGTTCCGGGGGAATGCTCAGAGCGGAGGTTCCTTG